TGTAGACATTTCTTTCTTGTACTTCTGAACTGATTGCTCTCCACGAGCGTATAGTCTTAACTTGTGAAAATGATCTCTATTAGTATAAAACCTAGAGCCATTCAATGATGTCTTTCTAAACATTCAAGGAGGAAACACGCTAGGTGGTAATATAAACAACAATAGTGCTACACTTTTATATTTTGCCTATAAGACGGATATGAATGTGGTTTACAAGAAAAAGAAAAATCAAAATGGCGGTGATAAAGTAATCAAGAGAGACGATTCTTTTCAAGGGCCAAAAACAGATGATGCTCAATTTGATAAATTATCTAAGAGAATAGATGTATGGTATGAAGGTGTATTGGTTTTAGGGACTAATCACTTGCTTAAATGGGATTTGATGAAGAACATGGTTAGACCTAAATCTTCAATATCTAAAGTTTACCCTCCATACGTAATGTCAGCGCCTAGAATGTACAGAGGAGCAATTGATTCATTAGTTAAAAGAATGATTCCTTTTGCAGACCAAATACAGCTTACACATTTAAAATTACAACAAGTAATATCTGGAATGAAACCTGATGGTGTTTATTTAGATATTGATGGATTGAACTCTATCAACTTAGGTAATGGAATGGAATATACTCCAGAGCAAGCTCTTAATTTATATTTCCAAACAGGTAGTGTTATCGGTAGAAGCTATACTGAGGACGGAGAATACAATCAAGGTAAAATACCAGTAAAAGAGCTTACCTCTTCAGGAGCCAATGCAAAGATTCAATCAATGGTATCTATGTATAATCATTACTTAGATATGATTCGCTCTGTAACAGGCTTAAATGAAGCGAGAGACGGTAGTATGCCAGACGAGAATAGTTTAGTTGGTCTTCAAAAACTAGCTGCTTTAAATTCTAACACAGCTACTAAACATATCCTACAAAGTGGATTGTTCATGACTAGAAGACTTGCTGAGTGTATTTGTTATAGAATGTCTGATGTATTGGAGTATTCTGATATGAAAGAAGACTTTGCTGTAATGATTGGAAGCGGTTCTGTAGATATGATTAACAAGATAAAAGACTTGCATCTTTATAATTTTGGTATTTACATTGACTTGATGCCAGACGAAGAGGAAACTCAAATGTTAAATCAAAATATTCAAGCGGCATTAGCAGCTGGTAAAATAGATATTGATGATGCTATAGACATTAGAAACGTTAAAAACGTTAAGATAGCTTCTCAATTACTTAAAGTTAAGAAAAAAAGAAAAGAAGATAGAGACCAAGAACTTCAAAGCAAGACTATGCAAAGTCAAGCGGAGAGTCAGGCTCAATTAGCTCAAGCTACTTCTCAAGGAAAGTTACAAATCATAGGTGCTGAGTCTCAGGGAGATATTCAATTAGAGCAATTAAAACATCAAAACGAGATGGAGAAAATGCAGGTTGAATTCCAAATGAAGTCAGAGTTGATAAAGCTTCAGCAAGGTTTTCAGGGTCAAATAAAACAAAGTGAGATCGAGTTAAAAAACCAGAAGGAGACTGAAAAAGAAGATAGAAAGGACGAGAGAACTAAGATACAAGCTACACAGCAAAGTAAAATGATTAAGCAAAGACAACAAGACCTAGATCCTATTGACTTTAACGAAGAAGATAGTTTAGGAGGCTTTGATGACTTGTTTAAAATGGAATAAATTTTATTCATAACTTTGCAAAAATTTAATTTAATAAAGAATATAGTATGAGTATGACATTTAAAGTAGTTGATGCAGAAGATCAACCTTCAATTCAAGAACAAGAAATTCAAATTCAAGAAGAGTTTGAACAAAGAAATGAGGAGGTTATTGATGATAACTCTGCACAGACAGAAGACGATGTAGATTCATCAAGTGATATTGATGATGCCAGAGTCTTGAGTTATTTGAAAGATAGATATCAAAAAGAATATAATTCATTAGACGAAGTATTAACAACCAAAGAGAAAGCAGAGCTTCCTGAGGACGTTAAGAAATTAATGGAGTTCGGAGTTGATAATTATATTAAAATAAATAAGGATTGGAATACTGCTGGAGATGCAGATGTATTGAAAGAGTATTACAAACAAACAAAACCACATCTTGATGATGAAGACATTAATTATTTATTAGAGGAAGAATATTCTTTTGATGAAGATATTGATGATGAAAGAGACATCAAAAAGAAAAAGGTGGCTTTAAAAGAAGAATTGTTTAGAGCAAAAGATTATCTAAATAATTTAAAGGAACAATACAAGGTAGATTTAGGGACTAACTCTGCTGGTGTTACTGAGGATTATAAGAAAGCTTTTGAGTTCTATCAAGAATACGAACAACGTTCAAAGCAAGATTCTGAGACTGCTCAAAAAAGAGCTAGTGTGTTTAACGAGAAAACAGAGAGATTATTTTCTAATGACTTTAAAGGTTTTGAGTTTAATTTAGGAGATAAGAAGCAAGTTTACAAACCAAAGGATGTATCTGAAACAAAAACAATTCAATCAGATATTTCTAGTGTAATCGGAAAACATATTGCTGATGATGGTACATTGAAAGATGCACACCAGTATCACAAAGCATTAGCTATGTTTAGAGACCCTGATGGATTCGCTAAGTTCTTTTACGAACAAGGTAAGGCGGATGCAACAGACGGAGTAATTAAAAGTGTTAAAAACATTGACATGTCTGTGAGAGACACTAAAGATGTAACAGATACTTCTTCTGGTCCTAAAATAAGAGTTATCAACGATGATGATTTTAGCGGAGGTTTAAAAATTAAAAAACGATAATAAAAAACTAACAATTAAAACAATTAAAAAATGGCATTAGAAACCGTTTCGTTCGCAGGGAATTCTATCTCTGGCGCACCACAATTAACACCAACACCTGTAAAGGCTACGTTATCTACTAACTATGTAGGTACATTTGACTTTTTGTCACACGAACTTCCTGATTTGTACGAAAAAGAATTCGAAAGATTCGGTAATCGTTCTATCTCTTCATTCTTACGTATGGTAGGAGCTGAAATGCCTTCTACATCTGATTTGATCAAATGGAGTGAGCAAGGTCGTTTACACATTTTTGGTACTGCTACAAAAGCAACATCTACAACTATTACATTTGATGCGGCTCATGCAGTAAGATTAAACCAAACAATTATCATTCAAGACACATCAAACTCTGCTGTTGTTAAAGCATTAGTAACTGCAATCAATGTTGATGGTGTAACTATCACTGTAGCTCCTTACTCTGCTGCTGACTTAACTGCGTTAACTACTACTGCATCTGCATTAAAAGTTTTCGTTTATGGTTCTGAGTTCAAAAAAGGAACTGCTGGAATGTCTGGTTCATTAGAAGCTAAATCTCAAATCTTCGACACTAATCCAATTATCATCAAAGATAAATACGAGGTTAACGGTTCTGATATGGCTCAAGTTGGTTGGATTGAAGTTACAACTGAGAATGGTGCAACTGGATACTTATGGTATTTAAAATCAGAGCACGAAACTCGTTTACGTTTCGAAGATTACTTAGAGACATCTATGATTGAAGGTGAGCCTGCTGTAGCTGGTTCTGCTGCTGTAACTGCTGGATACAAAGGTACTAAAGGTTTGTTCTACGAAATTGCAAACAGAGGTAACGTAGGTACTGGAAACATTACTGAAAGAGAAGACTTAGAAAACATTATCAAAGTGTTGGATAAAGAAGGAGCTATTCAAGAAAACGTATTATTCGTTAACAGAAAAACATCTTTCGAAATCGACAAAGTATTGGCTTCTATTTCTAACGCAAATACATCTTTAGCATCTTACGGTTTATTCGATAATGATACTGATATGGCTTTGAACTTAGGATTTAAAGGATTCAACTTAGGTTATGATTTCTACAAATCTGACTGGAAATACTTAAACGATGCTACAACTCGTGGTCTTGTTTCTGATATCGATGGTGTATTAGTTCCTGCTGGAACGATGACTGTTTACGATCAAGTAATGGGTAAAAACGCTAAACGTCCATTCTTACACGTTCGTTACAGAAAATCTGAGACAGAGGATAGAAAATACAAATCTTGGATTGTAGGTTCTGCTGGTGGAGCTTCTAACACAGATGTTGATAGCATGGCTGTAAACTTCTTGTCTGAAAGAGCTTTAGTAGTTCTTGGAGCTAACAACTTCATGTTGTTGAAATAGTAAGTTATCACATAACTATAGAGAGAGGGTGGATTAATTTCCTCCCTCTTTTTTTTGCTTAAAAAACACTTTAAATTAATTTGTACTTTTGCAAAACAATTTTAATATAATTTAATTTATGGCAACACCAAAAACAAAACAAGTCTCTACGACTAAAGAATTTGAATCAAAAGATAGAACTTATCTTTTAAAAGGAAACGCAACACCTATTACATTAATGTTGCGCTCTAAGCACTCACCAGGAAAACCACTTTTACATTACGACGGAAAAAGCAATAGAGCTTTAAGATGGAGTGATAATCAGACATCACCATTTGTTGATGAGCAAGACGGATATGCAGTATGCCCTCCTATTGTTTTTGAAAATGGAAGCTTGTATGTTCCAAAAGAAAGTGTTGAACTTCAAAGATTTTTGTCAATCTATCACCCAGACAACGGAGTGGTTTATTACGAATTTGATGCTGAAGAAAGAGCTGCTGAAGAGTACGACAAACTAAACGAGGAATTAGAAGCTCAAATCTTAGTTAAAGAAATGTCTATTGAAGACCTTGAGGCTATTGCAAGAGTGGTATTAAAATCTAAAGTAGATAGAATGACTTCTTCTGAAATTAGAAGAGATATGTTATTATTCGCTAAGAACAATCCTTCTGAGTTGAAAGATTTAATTAATGATGATTCTTTGAAATTTAGAAACATTGCTATTAGAGCTGTAGACATGGGTATTATCAAAATCAGTAATGATGGAAGAAACGTATCTTGGGGAGGAACAAAAGGAGAGAAAATTGTAACTATCCCTTTTGGTGAGAATGTTTATTCAGCATTGGCATCGTTCTTCTTAACTGATGAAGGAATGGATGTTTTAACAGCTATCTCTAACAAGTTATAAGCCAAACAGAAATATATACAACTAAAGCACTCTCAAGTAGGGTGCTTTTTTTTTAGTAACTTTGCAGAAAATAAGAATTTATGATAAACGACATTTATAATATCGTACACTTTATACTTAATAAAGAAAGTAGAGGATACATAACTCCTTTTCAGTTCAACTCTTTTGCAAAACAAGCTCAACAAGAGATTGTAGATAGTTACTTTTACGAGTACAATAAGGCTATTGTAAATAGAAACTCAAGAATTGATTATAAAGAGGTATTAAAGAAGACCAAAGAGAACATGGAGGTGTTTATAATGCCACCAACTACACTCACGATAGATCCATTAACTGGTCTTTTTCCTGCTCCATCTGACTTCTACACAACGATTACTTTAATGTATAACAACAAAGAGGTTGATGAGGTTCCTAGAGACAAATTAACGTATCACATGCAAGATGATTTCTCAGGAAGTAATGCATTCTATCCAACATACGTAAAATATAACAACCAATACTTAGTAATGCCTACAACTATTACTACTGGTGTTCAGTTAATTTATTTTAGAAATCCTAAAGACCCTAACTGGACTTATCAGTTAATTGGTGACGATGCTATATTCAATCCAACAGCTCCAGGTTATCAAGACTTAGAGATAGGAATGGATGATAAATTCGAAATTATAACAAAGATATTAAAGTACGCAGGGTTAAATATTAGAGAGGCTGATATTGTTCAGGCCGCTATTACTCTAGACCAAATGAATCACGCTGATCAAAAAAACAATTAATAAGATATGGCTCAATTAACAGATTATCAATACTACGAGAATGAAGGAAATTCTCCTCAAGACTCTAACTGGGGTGGATATCAATATATATTACTTAAAGACGTAATAAATAAATTCTACTTAATGTATGTTGGAGACGACAAAGTTATTAATGATTGCAAGAGATACGAGGTTATTTTTCATGCTAAGAGAGGTCTTCAAGAATTGAACTATGATGTGGCTAGAGAGATTCAAGCGTTAGAACTTGATATTCCAGATAATTTACAACTACCTTTACCTAAAGACTACATTAACTACGTTAGAGTTAGTTGGGTTGATGATGATGGTAAATTAAGACCACTAGTAAAGAACAATCAAAGTACAATAGCTAAAGGTTACTTACAAGATAACGATTATAATATTTTGTTTGATAACAACGGTGATGCATTAGAAGGTACTACTAAATTAGAGGTTAACGCTCTTAATCCTCAGTCAAATAATTTGAATGATAGTGGGGCTTCATACTTGTACGGACAAAGGTTTGGTATTGATGGTAAAACAGCAAATCAAAATGGAATGTTTATGATAGAGAAAAATCTTGGAATAATCAGATTTAGTTCTGAACTTCAAGGTAAGACTATCGTTATTGAGTACATCTCTGATGGATTATCTGATTTAGCTGAGGACGAGATAAAAATAAACAAATTAGCTGAGAAGTTTATATACCATTACATTAAGTATGAAATATTAACTAATAAATTTGATGTTCAGGAATACATTGTGCAAAGAGCTAGAAATGAGTTTAGAGCTATAAGAAACAATACCAAAATAAGAATGACTAATTTAAGATACGACGAATTGCTTCAATCTTTAAGAGGTCAAAACAACTGGGTTAAATAATGGGAGAAATTAAGAAAAACTTTACGCAAGGAAAAATGAACAAAGATTACGATGTTCGTTTAATTCCTGAAGGAGAATATGTAGATGCTGAGAATATACTAGTATTTAATTCTGAGGGCTCTCAAGTTGGTAGCGCTCAGAATTCTTACGGCCTTGACAGAATTACTTCTCTTGATTTAAGTATTGATGCAGAAACTATAGGTAGTGTTACTGATGAAGGTAACGAGTGTATTTATTGGTTTGTTGCTTCTAGCACTGGTAATTATATTTACGAGTACGACCAAAAGAACAATGGATTAATAACTAATGTTTTAGAAGATACGCGAGTAGGTAATGCAAATGTATTGAACTTTAGTAAGCAACACAAGATTACTGGAGTTAATGTAATATATAATTCATTCACAAAAAAGAAACTTTTAGTTTGGACAGATGATCTAAATCCTATTAGATGTATAGACATCAGTAGAGCTAAGGGATATCTTCCTAACGGATTTGAAAAACAGGATATAGGTTTATATAAAAGACAACCTACAAACGCACCTGAATGTACTCCTGTTAATGCTGGAGATGGTCTTGAGAACAATATGAAGGAGAGATTCTTATCTTTCGGTTATAGACACAAGTATCTAGACGGAGAGTATAGTGCAACCTCTACGTTTAGTAATCCTCAATTCTACCCTTCTGGTTTTAGATTAAACTACGTTACTCACGAAAATGAGGGCATGGTAAATAATTTTAACGCTGTAGAGATAAAATTTCAAACTGGAGATAAAAACGTTACGGATATTCAATTGGTGTTTAAAGAGAGTAATAGCAATAATATTTGGATAATAGATACGTTTAATAAGAATAGTCAATTTTGGAATTCAAACGAGACAAGATCATTCGTATTCTTAAACAACAAAATATACTCTGTTCTTCCAGAAGACGAAGTTAATAGATTGTTTGATAATGTTCCTTTGGTAGCTAAATCGCAAGAATTCATTGGTAATAGATTAATATTTGGTAACTACGTAGAGGGTAGAGATATTGTAGATGAAAACGGAAACGATATAAACATCAACTACGACCTATCATTCACATCAACATCATTAGAAGACGTGTCACTAAGTGTCTTGCTTCAGGATGAAAATGCAACTAGAGACGTTATTGAGCTAGACTTCACCTCTCAAGAGATAAAGAAAGGTAATTTAATATCTATATTTTTTAGAGCATTAAGTGACCATAGCGGTACTTATATTTGCTCTTTGAGCTATTATATACCATCTGATTTTGTAGACGCTTATTCATTGAGTCAATCTCCTGGATTTATAAACTTCATAACAGTTGTAGCATCTAATAATTTTAAGTACTACAACACAAATAGTGTAGGTCCAGTAGGATATACAGCTACTCCTCAACCATTTGAAATACTTGGTAGTGCTAGCAACGATAAGATAAGAATAAAAATACCTGAAATATTTTATACTTTATCAGGTAGTCTTGAGAAAGAGTTTTTCTCTATAGATGAAAATTCTGATTATGGATCAACTATATCTATTGATAGTGCTTACGATAGTTGTAAGTCAAATAGAAGTTACGAATCTGGAATAGTTTACTTAGACGACGATGGAAGATATTCTACAGTTATAACAAACAGTTTCATAGAATCAAATAATACCACATTCATACCTATCTCGAATTCTGTAACTCAAAATAAGTTAAAGATGGAGATAAAGCATGAGGCTCCAGCTTGGGCTACAAAATACAAGATATTTATAAAAGACAATAAACTAGAGTATCAAAACATTTTTGGAATATTAGCATATAAGGAAGATAATTACTTATGGTTTAAATTAGAGGGGCAAGATAAGAACAAAGTTAAAGACGGAGATTTCTTGATACTTAAAAAAGACATCAATGGAAATGTGTCTGATTTAGTAAAGGTTCAGGTATTAGATGTAAAAACACAAGCAAGTAACTTTATTGAAGGGAACTTAATTAACGGATCTACTACAGACGAACTTATAGAAAAAGCTGGTGTTTACATAAAAGTTAAATCAATTTCAGGTATAGACGTTGTTTCAGAAGACAATAACGTTATTAGTATTCATGATGAGGTTGATAGTAAGGGAGGAAACTTCTTTATCTATCACGGTCCTTTTGGAAGCGAAGAGAATGGAGTATTTACTGATTACAAAATAATAGGAGGAAGTAAAGTTGATATTAACATCATAAACGACAAGAGAGGGTCTTCAGGAGGTTTTGAGCAGTTTAAGAAAAGTTTTATAGCTGGTAATGATTACCAAGATATTCAAGATTTCTTTGATTCTGAGGTAGGTGATTTATTCCCTTTTACAGAGTATTCGTTCGTTAGAGGATTCTCTTCGAACAATGGAAGCGATTTTATTTTAAACTCAAGCGGATTACTTCACTTGAAAGTTAAATGCATCTTAAACGGAAATGGTCAACATCCATCTTACTTGAATGCAACAACAGAGATATTTTCATCTAAAGGAATGATTGTATTTGAAACAGATCCTAAAGACAAATCTTCTGAAGTTTATTTTGAGACAGCTGATACGTACGATATTTTAAATGGTAATCACTTATCTAATGAATTAACTAATCAAAATGATAAAGACCAGAACATAGCAACTGGAGAGGGTGCAATAATAAATCTATCATTCTTCAATTGCTACTCTTATGGTAATGGAGTGGAGAGTTACATCGTTAAGGATTTATATAACGGAAACAACTTATCTACCAACACAAGACCAAACGCTGTAGATCTAGATGGATATAAAGAAAGGAGAAATATAGCTTCTCTTACATATAGTGGGGCATTTGATGAGAGTACTAATTATAACTCTCTTAACGAGTTTAACTTATCTAGAGCTAACTTTAAAGACCTAGATGATAAGTACGGAACAATACAGAAATTATTCTCAAGAGATACTGATTTAGTGGTATTTCAAGAAGATAAAGTACACAGAGTTCTATACAACAAAAACGTATTATCCGACGCTATTGGTGGAGGTCAAATATCTTCTATTGAGCAAGTGTTAGGACAAGAAGTTCCTTATGCTGGTGAGTGGGGTATTGGAAAAGACCCAGAGAGTTTCTCTAGTTACGCGAATAATTTATACTTTACCGATAAACCTAAGGGCGTGGTATTGAGATTAGGTGGTGATGGAATAGAGCCTATCTCAAGATACGGAATGAGAGATTGGTTTAGAGACACGTTTAGAACAGACAATAAGAAATTCTTAGTAGGAGGTTACGACCCTTCTTATGACAACTACATTTTATCATTTACCGATGAAGATATAGCTGAAGAAGAATTACAAGTTAATTGTAACCAAAGACTGGAGAGAATAATAATTCCTGCTGGAGGATCTTTCTCTTACACCATGAATATTGGTAAAAAAGTTGGAGACCTTATATTAGAGACTCAAAACTCTTTACCTGAATATTTAACAGGAACCGTTACTATAGGAGGAGCAGAAACAGACATTAGATTGTACACTGGATATTATTCAAATACCATAGTTAAAGATACTATTGCACAAGAAGCTAATATAGTAATAACAAATCCGAATTCAAACGATGCTGTTGTATCTATAAAAGGAGAGTGTCCTGAGACACCTGAACTAGAGGTTGTGTTATTGGTTGTTAATGATAAGTACGACGATGGTACATCTATGAATAACAGATATATATGGAATGATACAACTTACGGATTCGATGGTTGGTATTCTAACTTAGATGCGTTTAATCCTTC